TTGAAAGCGCCTTTCATAATGACGTCGCCATCAGAATCCTGCACGCCGAAAACGCTGGCGTAGCCTTCAAACATGCCAGTGTCGTCAATCGCTTTTAACTCAAGGCTACCCGTGAAGTGCTTTTGATTCATGCCTGCGCCTCATAGTTGCGCGTTGGTTCTATAACTTTCAGGCATGTTAGCACATATTGGGAAATTAAAATACAGGCGTAAAAAAACCCGCGTCTGCGGGTCTAGCTGTCTCGTAGCTTATGCGTCCAGATCACCCCCTCTACGTATTCTAGGAGATTCGGCGGCTCTGGCTGACAGTGTTATGTGCGCCACCTCTGCCTGGGCTTAATCGGTTGTTTTCTGCGTCTGCCCTTACAAGGGCTTGTTCTGGTTCATCATACCTACTGTCTGAGCAATATCTATAAGCTGCCAGCAATTGAGATCGTGATCGTATGGCCTGAATATCCAGTATCCTTCGCTGTTTTTTATAGCCAATCCAAGCGTAATCGGGTTTGATAAGATTGTAATATTGTCAATAATTTTAACGCCTAGCCCTTCAATATTTATGGTGTGCATTTACTGTGCCCTCAAAATCTTCCAAGCAATTTTCCCGCGCTTAGCTACAGGTCAAGACTCGTGTGAATCCTCAGTGGCCTTGTAGCAAGCCAGATACCACTTGTTAGTCAACCACAATATACCCGACGGCACACCGGCAATTAATGACCTCTTCAGCAGGTCCAGACGGATCGCCGGGGTAGTTAAGTTCGACCCCCCCAACTATGAAAGGCTCGTCCATGCCCACCACATCACCGTCTGCTTCTGCGTGCGTGTCGCGTGTTCGGCCTGGCTGGCTTGCTGCGATCCATTCCCGGCGCAGATTTAGGCCCGTTGATTCTGCCTGTTTTTTTGCACCGAAGTTCCCAGCCCCGTGGGTTTCTGTTCTGGCTATAAGTGCGCCGCGCTGCCTGCCAATTAATGCTGCGTTGCTAGATATTAGCTTTGCGATCTCTCTCTGCCCTAGACCCGCTTTTTGGCCTATAGAAATCTGCGTCATTATCTGTGCGCGTGTCGTGTCGCTGATCTGTGTGATCTTCTCGCCACCAAATTCGGCAATGTATTGGGCAACGAACAAATCCCACTTTGCCTGCTCTTTAATGACATCCGGTGAGGTGCTGCTTTTAACGGCTGCTGTGATGCGCTTCGCCATGCCTTCAATGGATGCGCGATAAATACGCGACAGTAGTGACTGTATGCGCTTAGCGTGCTCGTCAGGCAATCCAACCTGGCCGGATGCTTGCCACCTCTTAACCATCAATACTGTCGTTGATGCGATCTCTTTAGCTAACAGTCTTTCAGACACACGCGACAGCCGCTCAAGCAAAAGCTGCTGGCTGCGGCGCTCTCTCTGTGCGTCCTGGTCAAGAAGTCTTCGGGGGGCCATAAGCCTGCGCCTTTGCTTCTTCTGCTGTTAGTTCTGGAGGCAGCGTAATTGGCTCTACTGCCATTGCCAGCGGTATCATGCTAGACGAAACCAGTATCTCATCGCCGCCATTGGCCAGCTTGTCATAGCCTTTGATCTGCCGCCGCTCGTTGATGGTCAGGTCACTTGACGCATCAGCCATCATCCACATTTCGCGCCGCTTTTCTGCAATCGCCGGAATCTTGTCCATGTCAATGTCAAGAGTAACGCCGCCAAACGACTCAGACAGCCAGGCGTTTAGCTCATCGCGTATGTACTCTGCCAGCGGTATAACGGTTTCTTCGTAGAATGCCAGGCGGGCTTCTTTATAGTTCGAGTATGTGCTATCGCCGGGGATGTTCAGCAGCAAAGGTGGCACGCCTAAAGCTAAAGAGATGTCACGCGCTGCGCTGTACTTGGTTTCTATGATGGCCACATCAACAGGACTCATGCCCATTTGCGTCCACTTGAGTCCGCCCTCAAGCAGCATGGGTCGCCCGGCATTTGTGCTGCCACTATATTTTTCGTCTATCTCTGATTTGAGCCTGTTGAATTGGTCATCTGTCAAAGCCCCTTCGCCAAGCTCCATAGCACCAGACGGGGCCGCGCCGTTCTGCAACAGTGACTGAACCCATCGCATAGATTCGTTGTGCTGATCCACTGCATACGCACCGGCCATCAGCGGACTCATGCCATAGTAGTCATCGAGAGGGTTAAACGACTTCATGTGCCTGATCTCACTCTGCCCTGTGCGGGGGTCTGCTTCAAAGTTTACGCAAGCTGTGCCGACGCTGAACTTGTAGCCCATCGGGAACCCTGTAGAGCTTGGCAGCACCTCCATGCGATCAGGCCGCAGTGCATACATCTCTCTGGCCTGTCGGCCTACCATGACGCGCTCTAAATAGGAGTTACCGGATATGCGAAAGAAGCCGACCACGGCGCGCATGAACTCTGGCCCAGACTGCAAGGGGTTTGGCTGGCGGATCAGGTCAAGAAAGCCGCTGGTGTCAACGTCATTGCCCCTTGCATCTCTTGCAATCCAGCACATCGCCGCAACAGCGTCCGCGGTTTTGTTGATCGCCTGGAACGCTACGACGTTCTTTTGATAGCCCTCAACCGCGTATTCGCGGGCACCTATCTTGTCGCTGCCTAGCGCAAACTGAGCCTGATTCTTGCCGGTAAATACGACCGGGCCTGTTCTTGATTCCTTGGCTATCGCCGGTTTCCGCTTTAACCACTGGAACATGGTCGCCCTGCCTGTTGTTTAATGGTGTGTCAAGTTTAACGGATAACGGTTCTAGTTCATAGTGAGCGAACTCGTGGCGCACTCTTAGCGGTTATAAGAGGCTGTAGCGCGTACCTTACCGCGTCCCAGCGGTGGTTGTTATCGTCTTGTATGGCGGGCTGGATGTCGCCTGTACGCTTGTCTACCACATAACTATATAGCCGGGCCTCTTCCTGCATGTCTTTGCATCGTGTGTGCATGACTATCTCATCAAACGATTTAAGAAACTCCACCCCGTCTGCAATACTGCCTGGCCATTTCTTTACCCCGACTATTTTCGGCAGGCCGTGTCGCTTCAAATAACTAATTGATTCCGGCCTGGCGTTGTCTGCCCTGATTGCGTATCGCTCTATCCACTGGTCATAGCTTTTAAAATACTTGGCGGTGTCGTCTAGCTCAAGCCCTATGCGCCCACCGTCCTGGTCTATGTACAGCGTGTTGCCTTTGATATAAGTCCGCACAAAGCAACTAGGATCATTTGCGAAACCAAAGTCTAGCCCGTACATCGGATCGCCAAAGGACTCATCCGGCGTGAACTCATCGACCCGCCAGTTCTTAAAAACCTGCGCCTCTGATTTGGTGTTGTACCCACCTAGCCAAATGTGTACGTATCGCTCGTAGTCTTTCTGCCGCTGCCAGTTTGCCAGCTTTGTCATTTCTAGTGGACACCACGGGTTCTCCGTGTAATTGACGTGCACCAAAATGGCATCAGGGTTCTCTGCGAACAGTTCTTGTACGGCATCGTCAGGTTGATCCTGGTTCCATGTAAACCACAGTTGACTGCCTGGCGTTCTGATTGTAGGCACAAGAAGTTCTATTGATCTGTAGCTCAAGCTCTGCGACTCTTCGCACCACGCCCTGTCGAAATCTTCAAGGGACTTTATTGAGTCGGCGGTGTGGTCCTGCATACCCTGAAATATGATAATGCCTTCAGCACCAATGCGCCTGATTTCTGTCAGCGTAATGTCAAACAAATGACCAACGCCAAGGGCCTTTATTTTATTCTCTAGCAGCTTTTTAGATGAGAACTTGAGCGATCTTTGTATCTCACGGATACAAACGGTCTGCTGGTCTGGGTTGACCACATGCTCTTCTATAAGCATCTCTGCCATGAAGTGAGACTTACCGCTAGACCTGCCGCCCTTTGCACCCTTGATCCTGGACGGCTTCAGCAGCGGAACCGCCCACCTAGGTGTCGGTATTTGCAGGATCGACAATGGTGCGCTCGATTCGTGTGGGGGTCATGCTGCCGTCTTCCGATATGTGGTTTAAATCCGTCTTTTCGCGGAAACCTGCCTGAGTTTTCAGCCAGAAGATCATCGCAGTAACGTCACCGCCTTTTGCCTTATTAAAAAGTGCGCCGCCTATGGTAGCGTTGGCCTTTGCCTTAGCCAGATCCAGTTCATCACGGTAATATTTGCGCAGGGTCTTTTCGTCAATGTCTAACACGCGGGCGATGTCTGCCTGAGTTGTGCCCACCATCGTGTGAAGCTGCACGGTTTGGCGCGTGGCTTCGGTGGGGACGTGGTTGCTGG